AAAGTTGACGCCGAGAATACGGTGAATCGCGTATCTTCAAAGCGTTCTTTACGCTGCCAAGGTGCAATTGTCACTTCAGTTGACCGGGGGATGCGAATAGACGTTGGCGTCATCTCAACAAGCAAAACTGATCCGTCGGCTAGAAATTGACTGGGCATAACATCCTTGATCGCAGACAAAGCTTTGAGTCGCGCAAGGTTGGTGCCTTGAGTCGTCCTGTCAGTTTCAACAAGTTCCAGTTGAGGCCAAATGTCATTAGCCACAAACATCATAACTGAATCTGGCATTTGCGCTGCGCGATCCGTGGTGAACATGGTAGCCAGTAAATTGACCGCCTCAGTGTAAACCACGGCCTTGTTGACAGGGCTAGCCCAATCCGTCATAGAGGCAGCTTGTAGCAACGTGCCAGGCGAGTTAGTCAAACCTGTCAGCGTAGTCAGTACACCATTGACATTGATCGCAATTTTGCTGTTACCCAGAACCAAGGTCTCATCACGCTTCAAGCGCACCGCAATAGTTGCAGCGCTGGCACCATCACCTTGCTTGTAGCTGAAGCCAGTTTGACGCCAAGGAATATGGAAATCTGAATGGTAAATAGGCTGTGGTGTCCAGTTGAAAACATAATCGGTTTGCTGACTTTTGCGATCAGAAACATTCATGCTTACTTGGGCATCAAATTCATTCATGTCCTGAAAGCCGATCAACGTTTCAAACAAAGAAACGTTGACGCCAACGCCAGGGGCCGCCACAAGAACATCATAAAGAGTGGGGTTATACTGGCGCACCATCTCGACATCTTCCAGCATGCGCCGGTGATCGTCATAGTGAAGCGTGCCGTCAGTGTTATTAAGGACCATGCCATCCTGATTGGTCAGCAACTTCTCAGCCCACGCTGCGTTACGAATCGCTTGATCTGCATACCGGCCGAGCTGATTATAAAACTGGCCTGGCCCTTCAATAATTGCTTGCATTCCCATAACAGACCTCGTTTATAAGATTCGAATGACGCCGAAACCAGCGCCAGATTTTGCGCCAACACCAGAAGTAACAACTTCCTGGACGTAACCTAGTACGCCGATACCGGCAACGGCAGGCGCTTTCAGCGTACCGTCGCCAGCGCTAGCGACTTCGGCGCCGACAGTTAACGTAACACCGCCACCAAAGCGAGCTAGAACCAGCGAGCCCTTGGGAGCGTCGCCATAATGCACGGTTTCATTGTCAACATAAGCGCGGTTAATGTTGCCAGCTTCACCAATACTGATATCGGCAAACATAGCCCGAACTGGCGCGTCTTCTGCCGTCGCATTAACGACAACGTCAACGCCGGATTGGATTAGAAGGTGGCCAGGTAAGATGCCAGCAGCACCTGCCAAAGCTTCGCTACGAAGACCAGGCGCATTTGGTGAAACAAAAATTGCTGAAGCTCCCATAATTATGCACTCTCATGTAATTTAAGGACTGTTGCGCCGCCCGCGTTGGTAGTCTGCGCGGCATTCACGCTGTAATTTTGATCTGGGGAAATCTTGGAAGCCATGCTTTGCAGAGAAACCAAACTCATTTTGTCGGCATCGTCTTGCGTGACGCCGCTATTGACAACCAGATCGGAAACAACTTTCCGGGTTGCCGCTTGGGCGTCTTGATATTCTTTGAAGCTGTCGGCATTGGCAACAAAGTCAGCTGCCTGCTCGGCGTTAATGGTGTTAACAAAACTACCCGCCTTTTCAACTACGATCGTAGCCGCTTCGAGCGTAACCTCTTCGGCGTTAGACAGGATGGCAGCAAGGCCGGTTTCAGACATCGCGTTAAGCTTGTCCTTATCGGTATTAGTGAAGCTGTTACCAGCATTGGCGATTAGAGCCAAAACGAATTTTTCCAGGTCCATATCATCAACCCCATCTTGGTTAGTAATTGAGCCGGGACTATCTAACGGTACAAAGCTCACTTTTCGTTCAACTGGTATTGGTTCCCCAGTAAAGACGATTTCTTGACTATCATTATACCCAAAAGCGACAGAAAGCAAAGTTTCCTCTGTTCTGACTATAATTCGGTCAGGGTTTAGTAAAATCTCGGATACCCATGAACCTTCGCCAAACCGTTGGCGAACCGCCATATGGGCCTTTTCTTCGAGCTCACTGACTGATTCGGCCAGGTTGCAAATGGTGATATCTGAATTGATTGTGAAGGTTTCTTTTCCCGCTGGCGTCGCATTTAGCAGGATGGCAACGTGATCAAACTGAATGTTGCTTAGTGATGAATCAAACTTCTCGCCGTTTAACATGCCCGGCTTATTGTCACGATCTGCATTTAGTCCAGTGCTGACGCCTATTTTCTCGCCCGCTTCAATGCGACGAATGATTTCTTTGCCTCGGTCATCCTTTTCAGCGATTTCAACGTCAAAAATCAGATCATTGATAACCCTGGGGCCATCCATTACGGGATTCGAGACCATGCCGCCAACGCCGAAAGCATTAACCGCCAATGGATGAAACGCGCTTATGTTTTGACCGTCAACAACAGGATGGGAGGCCGGAGCGTGTAATTCACTGAGCTGCTTGAAAGAATTGAGGATCTGATCAAACGGATACCGAAGCCGATTCATTACTGTATCGCCCACGACTGAAACCATGCTGGTCACAATGTGCTCACGGTTGTTGATTTGACGGCGCTCAAACTTACCGGAAGATGTCGAATTAATGGTGATCTTTTGTGGCATAGCGCCAATTCTAAGTCATAAATCCAAATATGGCAATTCACACCCAATCACACCCAATCACACCCTGGAAATATTATTTCAGTTTAATTGATTCTTTTGCTTGCGCCTGAGCGCATTATAGTTATACTTCCCCCAGCAACTAAGGAACCAAACAATGCAAAACCAACAAATGCTAGAAGCTTTAGAAGCCGCAAGACTTGAAATCGAGAGACTTAACAACCAGGTCCATCGCCTCATCAACCGCAACATACTTCTCGAAGCCGAAAACAAAACGCTCAAGGATGCACAAAGCTCGATTCCTGAGACTGTGGGTATTGTTAACTGAGAGGTAGAAATGAAACTAACAACAATCACCGTTTTTGAAGACAAAAATTTAGACGAGCCGCCGAAGGATCCTGTTGAGTTTATGAGCTTTTGGCAGCAAAAAATAGATCTCATTCCGCAAGAGTATGCTGGCAGCGGAAAGATAAATCTTGAAGTTACAGAGAGGTGGGAATGCGGCTATCTTGAGTTAAGCGTCACCTACGAGCGACATGAAACAGCCGCCGAAGAAGACGCCAGAATATACGGCGAAAATCGTGCAAAGGCATACACCAAAGAGCGAGAGCTTGAGCAGCTAGCAAGGCTTCAAGAGAAATACAAAGATAACTAACTAAAGGGCTTTAACGCTGTATAACTAAACCGGATAAGCGGACATTTAAATTTATATAGATAACGAGGTATAACATGTTTTTTAAAAAGAAAATGGCAACAATCAAGACCCCAAATCATTTGAATCTATTGGGCCTTAAAGCTGAAGATGTCGTAACCGGCTTCAAAGGCGTTATTTCTAGTGTGTCGTTCGATTTGTATGGCTGCATTCAAGCGGTACTAACCCCGGAAACAAACAAGGACGGCAAGATAGAAAGCGGAAATTGGCTAGATGTAACGCGCCTCCGGCTGCTCAGCAACAAGCCCGTCATGGAATTACCAGACTTTTCCAAAGGATATATCGCAGAAGGTCGAAAAGGCTGCGCAGATAAGCCAGCACCTACAGCATAGCGGTAAACCGGAACAGCGGACATTTTGAGGGGTTGAAAATGGATCTAAAACCTTGCCCGTTTTGCGGAGAAGTACCTGTTTTGCCTGACGGCAAAGGAACGCAATATGAAATATGGTGCGATTGCGGAATGGCTTGCTCAACTGTTCAAATACCTGACTTGATGACTATCGAAGAGAGAACGCAGGACGGATTCGCCAAGAATCGATATGGACAGAAGTTTATAGATAGGGCTAAGGACGAGGCTATAAACAACTGGAACAACAGAGTTTAAGTTGAATAGCGGAGATTCATAAAATGGAAGAGTTAATCGATTTATTAATCAGAATGGGTGCAGAAAAAGTGGTATTTACTGATGGTCATTCTGGTGGTCATTATGATGACGATTTGCTTTATTTTGAATATAAAGGTAAGGCAGTGAAGATTATTGGCGAATGGCATAACGATGAAACAGTCGGTATTGCCTGTGATATTTACGATAAAGAAGGGGAATAAACCCAATGGAACAAATCAAGCGAATAAATAGATCGGCGCTATTATCGCATTGCGAAAAATATCGTTATACATTGTCTAGGTCTTGGAAGGACGAAGGGCTTACGTTTGCATATTTCGGCATTAATCCCTCTACTGCTGACGCGAACATTGACGACGCTACAGTCAAAAAGTGGATTGGCTTTACTGAGCGCAATGGAGGCAAAGGCTTTATAGTTGGGAACGCTTTTGCGTATCGAGCTACAGATGTTAAGGAGCTGGCAAATTGTCAAGACCCTACAGGCGGGTCAGCAAACCTCAAGCATATAAACTCAATTATTGAGAAGGCAGATATCCTAGTTCCCTGTTGGGGTAGCACAAACAAAGTACCAGCCAGGCTGAGAGGTCTTGTGAGTGCATTGTTAGGTGTTATTAGGGAATCTGGAAAGCCGATAAAAGTGTTTGGTTGGACTAAAAGTGACGATCCAAAGCACCCATTAATGCTGCCATATAATACCGAGCTGATTGATTTTTGATAGCAGCTAAGCCGCCCGTCGCCCAGCCTGCGTAGATTCAAGCTTTAACAGCGCTTTCCTTTCAGCCTTAAACTTGGCCGTCTTGGCTGGCGTGTTGGCCTCTTCGATCACTGGCGCTTGTGCACACCGGCAATTCCACGGCGACACGGTTATCCTCTTGGCGTTTTCCTCTGGCGTTGCCAGCGTGCCATGCCAAATGGCGTGTTGATGCCTAACGCGACCATCACGAGCAGTCAGCCACCTTAAAAGTATTTCCTCGTCAAGCTCTTCACTTGCCCGTTCGGCTTCCTTGGTTTGCGCCACTTGGAAAGCCTGGATTGTTTCAGTGCGGGCAATCACTTCTGCTCTAGACTTGCTCACGCCAATTCGGTCACGGATATTGCGCGTAACTTCGGCAATCCCTTGGCCCTGGTTGGCACCGTCAAACAATATTTGCCGGGTCTCTGCGGCCAAATTATCGGTCCAGCCTTCTAGCTTCTCAAATGATCTTTCAAAGAGAAATTGCAGGGCGTCAGCATGAATTGGCGGAAACGTACCGGCCGAAGTGGTGGCGAGAGATGGCGCTATACTAAATGGCGTCAATCCGGCTGCCACGGCCTGTTCTGCTGCCGTAGGTACTAGCGTTGCACCTTGAGCTCGTAGCGCCGAACGGCTGGCTGCCACACTACGCTCATAGCTTTGCAGTTGATACCTTGCTTGCCAATTTATCTCGACACCAATTTGCACACCCAAAAGAATTTCATCAATCTGGGCCTGCATAAAAATCATGTAGGTGCGAATTTGAACCGGATTCATGGCAAACGGTTCCGGCGCTCTATTGGTTATCTGCGCGGATTTGTTCGCCTCTTTCAAGCTTCGAAAAATAACGTCTGAAAACTCACGCCAACGCTTATTAATCTCTCGTAGCCACATTTTTTCAATGGTCAGCGTGCGCGTTGGGTTTGATAGTCTGGTCATTGGTTTATGGCGCAACTATGCTGTTTGGTATTGGTGGCTCTTCACTTGCAGTTGGACCATTGACTGTTAAATCTAACCCACCAACTACATCATATTCAGGATCTTGCCCATTGAGTGGCGCATACATTAATAAGTTGCCACTCTTTATCTTTGGTGGTGAAATCCCAGATGACAATGACTTTATCTCACCAGCAGTTAGCCCGATACCCCATATAGCACAATGTCCTATGTCTCCATCAAAGGGTTGTTCAGTTCCTAAGCCGCCTGAACCTGCACCAATTCTAACTGGTGCGGTATTGGATGCCATGTTTCCAGTTACTGCCAGGGAGTTTTCCTCTACCCCTTCTAAGTAAACGCGTATAGCCGAACCATCGTAAGTTCCCGCAACGTGGCACCAAATTCCAGCAACTGAAGTTGTTGTTGCAACCACAACTGATTGACCACCTGCATTGACAGCAAATTGTAATTTATCTGCGGAGGTAATTGACAATAGATATTGGAATTTCGACCCGGCATCTGCCCATTTAGCAAGAATCTTCTGTTCGCCATTAAGAGCTTCTATTCTTATCCAGGCTGATAAAGTAATCTCATCACCGGTTAGGTCTAGAGCCGGTACATCACCAACTTCTATATAATCATTGTTAGCTTCTTCAAAATTTCTAGCCATGATTACTGCCTCCAGCCAACTCTAACAACTTGAGCATCCCCCACCATGTCATCGCCCACATCACCGACAACTCTTTGCAGTCTCATTCTGTATGAGTCAAGGGCTTCTATTGCATCGGCTTGAGCCTGAGTTAAAGTAATGGTTGTCCTCGTGATAACCCCGGAAGCTCCGTTAGTAGTGCTCGTCCCCGTTTGTTGCGCATCAAAGGAATCAGAATCAAGATCATTATCACCAGGCGCATTGCGTTCAATTTCGATGCCCCACGTCACCCCGCCAGTTATGGCAGATTCCGCAACCCAATCAATATCTATAAAGCTGTTTACCTCATTATAATTTGCAGGCATTAGAGCATTAAACAGTACATTTTCAGCAACTGTATCATCGAAAGAGATGATTGGGTGACCGTTTCTAGAATCTGCTACGGCGGGGTTGCTAGCGGGATAAAGCGCATCGTTTGCATCAAACCCATCCCCATTAAGTGCTCCCCCTCCGCCAATCGGCGTAAACGTAAATGGTGTAGTGTTCCCAAATCCAACCTCGACAATCGAATCAGTCAATCGTAAAACTGACACGCCTACTTTAGTTATAGTTCCAGTAGATTCTAAGAATATAAACTGATTCAATACAGAATCTTCAGTTGTTGGAATTGTACCAACACCTTTGATTGTTAATACATTGCCAATATGACTAGATACCTCATAGAGACCATCGTTACCATCGCTATCTAAAAGATCAGTGCCATGCTCTATTGCGATCACATTACCAGCTGCAAATGTAGCTGACCCATCAGTAATTAGCGTCGGATTACTAGTGCTAGCAACACCCGCTGTAAATGTCGCATTGGTGAAAGTATCAGTTGTGGCAGTTGGTTTAGTGACAACCGCTATCCCACCATTTTTGACAACCGCAGTTTTATGGCGATGATTCAATAAAACATATTGATCTAAATCATTTTCATTGAGTAAATGTATTGGGTCTATTATGTGAAGTTTAGTTCGTAGAAATGGTTTTGTCTGTCCGTTGAATAGTCCGCTAGTCTGTAACCCGCCGAATAGATCCACACCATCAAATACCAAAAGTTGCACATCAAGAGGTGTTGCCAGTAGGCCGTTATTAAATAGTAATGGAGTCAGGTTACCAATGTCCCCAACACCTATTACAAATTGTTGACTTAGAATGATAGGATCATTGACAGTCGGCCCAGCAAAACCTTTCACAGTCAAAGTGCCAGAAGTCGCCGGCTTAACGAAAAATCCCTGTGTATAAGAAGAGATCGTAGCTGTAAATGTAAAATCTTGGGGTGCCGATAGCTGCGTATCAAATACATCAGCGGTGTCAAATTCTTGTTCTTTTTCAAATTTAAATTCAACCGGTTTTGTTGAACCTTTCTCAGTAAAAAAGTTTCCAATAGCTAAGGCTGTGTCACTGTAAGCCGAACTAAAATTAACGGTTTTACCGGCTGAGCTTAAATTGGCGCCATCCAAGCCTAAAAACAATGTACCTGGGCCAGAATTAAGAGCCTGTTCTATAAATAAACTAGCATCATAGCTAACCGGCTGGTCCACACCTGTCCATACAAAGATAGTGACAGCATTCCCTTGGTTGACCACGACAGGGAGATCAGTTTCAAGCAGTAGCCGATTCGGATTGGTATTAAAGAAATCATCCCGCTTTTGTATGTTTTTAAAGGTAGGGATATCACCAACCCCGGTGGTGGGTTCGGTATCCAGGCCCGACCCTGGCCTAACGCCCGAAACCATCAGGAATCATCCTGAACAGACAGCGTTGCAGCGCCAGATTTCCCGTGAACCTTGGACCAAACAGCGCTTGTTTCACCAGCAGGTACGCCGTAAAACTCGAAAGGGACCATGACTTCACCGATGTCGGATGTTGGTTCTGAGCTCGAAATAGTAATGTCGACTCTAGTGCCGCCAACATGCTGAATTTTCAGGGCAGTTCCAATTGCTATGCCTGAAGCTGTATTAAGATTAACCCACGCCACTGCTATGGGTATTCGCGCTATATTGTCAGCCATAATTGTTCCCCTTTTTGGCGACCTTTCTCCATTATAACCTAAATCATTCGTTTTCGTCATCATCCTCCAATGACGGCATGCTTTTGTCTATTTCTACATCAATGCCAAGGTTCTTTAATGTGCCTACAGGGTCCAGCTCATCGCCGCCAGGCGTGCCAGCGGCCTTATAAACCGCTTCGACTGTCTTGCCTTTTGTTTCGCCAATCTCGGCGGCTTGAATCTCTGTGACCGCCTGTTGAACTGGAAACCGTATTTCGTATTCTGGCAAAAGCTTAATCATGCCTGCATTGGCTAAAATGCCAAGCGCCTCACCGGCCCAGCCCGAGCAATCAACACTCTGGCGACCGGCAACAAGAGCATTATAAGCCAGCTGGTCCTCTGACCCTGCCATTTGCCCGGAGCCCATGCCGATCAGCAGGCGTATGGGGATGCCCGTATAGCAGGATATTTCCCAATACGCAGCCATAACCGTGTCTTTGGGTGTGTGATGCGGCGTATCTACGCTTTGAACCTTCGAGCCGACCGCAAAAATATGATCTTTGAACTGATTGGTAAATTCTGTTGCCGCGTCATCGAGCTTTTGCTTTGCTGCTTCATCGCCAAGCAGATTGGCAGAAAATTTAGGGTCAAGCTCAAAAGCTATTTTTCCTTTAGCGTTGCGAAAATATGCCTCCGCACTGCCGCCTGTGGTCTTATCCAAATCCAAAATACGATTGAATATTGGCTCAAGCTGGCCCATGCCTTCGACGTCAGAATCCAGCGCCGATTCGTTAAGATGGACGATTCTTGTCCAATGCACATTGATTGATTCTAGTACCGTGTCTTTTTGCGTAGTTCCACGGACAGACTTTTGCACCTGGTACATTTCCGGCAGGCCGAAACGCGGGTCTTTAGGGTCTTGGACTTGCTCGGATATCTGAATTCCATCATAAGCAAAGGCCTTAAAATACACTTGATCCAATTTGCTTTTGTCGGCTTTTCCAAGGGGCTGATCAGAGTCTAGACCGTCTGGAATCCCAACGAACAACACGGAGAACCGGCCAATACGGTTAAGCACGTCAGCGCGTTCAAGCTTTTTAATTAATCCCTGTTTTTTCAGTGTCAAGACATCGTCCACCAAAACGGGCTTGGCGTCTTTTTCTGCGTTTTCGAATATCTCTAACCCGTCGCGCCAACATGATTTGGCCATGCCGAACGTAATTCTATTGGCAACACCCTGGCGCCGTGCGTAGCGCCACATGGTTTCAAAATCTATTTCTTGCGGATAACCATAAATATTGTAAATGTCGCGCTTATTGTCATGAGACAGGCCCAGCAATTGGCCCATCTGCAACCTCAGCGTTCCCGCGAGTGTCTGGGCTGCATTTTTCCAGAATCCGACTTCTTTGGTTATTACATCACCCATAATTAACCACCTTTGCAGACTTTGAAGCGACCAGGATATTTACCGCTTATTCTAAGATTCGGTGTAACGTTGTCCTTGACATAAGTCAGCAACACAAACCACGGAAACCCTAACTCAAACGGGAACGGCGTTTGAATGATGTATTCAACATATTGATTTGCAAGCAGTGTTTCTTTTATGTTTTCATCAAACACTTGAACGGTGCCAAGTGTTACTTCTGCGCCATCTTCGCTTTTAGTGAATATGGCGCCATCATTAGGATTGGTAAAGGTCAATATTAGATCAGTTCGCGGTGACATATCAAAATCACCAGGCACCCTGATTATATTTCCCTCGTCGGTAGTGCTTATAGTTTGAGTCACGCGACCACCTTATGCCAATTTACTCTCAACTGTGATTATATCATTGATAGGTGATTTTAGCGTAATCGTGTCATTGATGGGAGATTTTAGAGTGATCGCAACATTTCTAACAACGTCTTGTGTGACTATTGCAGCGACCGTGGCGTCGCCGGCCTCGTCCTGGTTGGCTGATATATTGGCAAACTGCTGGTGTACTATCGAGGCGCTCTGGGTGTCGCCAGCTTCCGCTTGAGCGGCTGAAATGATAACAATATTTTCAATGACAGCGACCTGGCTGTCGCCGGCTTCGGCTTGGCTTGCATTGATACTGACAACGTTATTTAGCGCTGCCGTTTGAGTGTCGCCGGCCTCTGTTTGATTGGCCGTGATATCGCTGCTAATGGCCGTGGAAATTGCAGCTGCTTGGCCGTCACCAGCTTCGGTTTGATTGGCCGCTACGCTGACAAGTGCCTGGATTGCCGCGGCTTGGGTATCGCCCGCCTCGGCCTGACTGGCGCTAATGCTGACAATATTGCTAAGGGTCGCCGATGTCACGTCGCCGGCTTCGGTTTGGCTGGCAGTTACTGATGAGGTTAATACCCCGATCAATGCGGCAACGGTAGAATCACCGGCCTCTGTTTGCGCAGCCGACACTTGAACAATTGCCGCCAAATTGGCGGCCGTGGTGTCGCCAGCTTCGGTTTGGGCTGCCGTAATTTCAGACGTAACAATACCGACAATTGACGCCACCGTCGCGTCGCCGGCTTCGGTCTGCGCGGCACTGACTTGAACAATGGATTTAAGCGCGGCGACGGTCGCATCGCCATCTTCGGCCTGGCTTGCGGTTATTGCTATAAGGCCGACTATTGCCGCTGCGGTAGTGTCACCCGCTTCGACTTGATTGGCGGTAATGCTGGCGATGTGCTGGATTGCCGCGGCTTGGGTATCTCCCGCCTCACTTTGGTTGGCCGTTATTATTGCCGGCGCTTGAACGGTTGCAGACTGCGTATCGCCAGCTTCGGTCTGGTTGGCGGTGATACTGACAAGAACGTCGAGGTCTGCGGACTGCGTATCACCCGCTTCCGTCTGGTTTGCGGTGATAGTGGGGGGGCCAACTACGGATGGAACACTATATATCGGCGAATTCGCTGATATTAAAAACTGATAAGGCCTGGCTGCAACCCCGGTAAGGGCTTGCATTTCAGCATCTGAAAGATACCTGTTAAAGACGTAAATGAAATATAGATCAGCTTGCAAAGCTCTATCGACGGCATCTGGATGCCTACCTATACCAATGTCTTGCCCGTCATTCGTAAAAGAGCCTGATTGAGTACTGCTTTCAACTTCAACGCCGTCAACGTTGATGTTCATACCGTTAGTTAGGCCGGATTTATACCGAAAACAAAGATTATGATATGTTCCTTCGCCAATAACGTTAGTGGGCGAAGTTATCTGATTCCCTGCGGCTCTAAGTCTTAAACCTCTAGCACCACTGGTGATAATGGCCCCTAATCTATCGCCGGTAGCGCCATCACTCTTACAGAAATAACGACCACCTGATCCGCCGGCTGGCATTGCTCTAGCCTTCTGACCTATAACAACAGTGGCTTCACTCCCAAAGTTATCCAATGTAGGGACTGAGCCCATTGTCCAGGCATCGGTATCACCGGTATCATCAGTTTTATGAAATTGCCCTTCTGCGTCAGCTCCATGAGTTACCGTTGCAGGATCGGTATGAGTAGCATTCTGCTTAGACACCAGGTCGGTGATATTCACGCTTCCAGCATCGTTAAACACCCAACAAGCAACAAGCCCTCTTGATAGCGAGTGCTGTGGGTTTATTTTAACCTGGTGTAATGGTTGCCGATCGTTCGGAAAGCTTGGATGGAAAAGCTTCGGCAACTGATATATAGCCATTGCATCTACCTATGCTGGGTGTGGCCCTTTAGTCGACCCTCTCACTTTCAGCGTCCATCCGCTGGATATCTGCTGACCTGTTTTATTCTCTAAATACGTGTCATAAATTTGCGAGGTCTGGTGGTTGGGTAGTTCCATCCAATCGGTGACAAGATATGCATCTGTTGCGGTAGCCACATCACCGTCCACCACAAATCTACCAATGAGTTGATCTCGGTTTATTGCCGTAGGTTTCGGTGAATCATTCGACCCGTCAATAGCCAGCTTCCGTGCAAAGATATTAATCACACTGCCATCAGTTGGTGCAGTACCCCATTGGCATTTAAGCACCATAGTACACGCAGGGGCGTCATCGGCATTGGTCCAGCTTAGAACATCTGCTGCTTGTACCACGGAAAATGCATCATTCGCAATCGCCCCAGCGGTAGTAGCGTGGGTGATTAGCTCCTGGGTGCCAAAGAAATCAATGAGGGCGTCTTCTGCTATGGCCATGTTTTATGCTCCATGTGCAACAACGAGTGATGGTACGACGGCATCAACAGCAGTCTGTAATACTATATCTGATGCGGATTTTATTTGTGACACCGTGTTATCTTTGTTGTCTGCTATAACAAACATGTACGCCTTTTTACCTTCCGCTCTTGGGTTAGCCGCTACCGCTGCTGCCCATTTCTGATCTGCTGTTGTAGGTGTGCCATCAAGTAATGCTTTTGCTGCGATAACAATTGCCGCATCCATCCTATTCTTTAAGGTGTCATCGTCGAACAAATTTCTCAATTCGATATATGTGGCCATTTTAATTCTCCGCTGGTTGCGCTATTCCTTTATACGTTGGCCGTGTTTACACCCCGTCATCGTAAGCCGCCGTATTAACCCAGTTGCCGGACATCTGCACGGTTTGACCGGCAACAATTGACGTGTTGTCAATCGTCACGCCATCAGAACCATCAACCAACCCGGTTTCTAAGAACGCCGACGCGCTCGTGTTGTGCTGGTAGTGTCCTGCCGTGCCTGTGGCGTCCGCACTAGAATCTGCAGTGATGGCGCTAGATGTTAGAACGCCATTGGTGCTGGTGCCCCAGCCGCCGACGTTGCCGGTTAGCTGCGCCAGCACTGTACCGCTAGGCGTGATGCCAGATTGCGCACCGGAACGAATTTGTATTTCCGTTGACGCCCCCCGAAGGGAATTCAAGGCGTCCATGAGGTCTTCGCGTAAAGCATCAGTCCTGATTTGAGTCATTGCGCTTCTCCCGTCATGCCGTTAACCATTTTTTGCAGCACTTCATCTGTCGTCAAACCAGACTTTTCTGCGATAAGCTTCACCTCTTTAATAAAGTTCCAGACTTGTATGGCTTCCACTGGCGTCAACCCTGCTTGAACTTCAGCCAGCTCGGCGTTAATCCGGTTGATCTCGGCGACTACCGGTTTCAATTCTTCGATATTTGGCAGTGCGTAATCATCGCGAACGGACTTCAACCATTCGAAGCACACACTTATTTTCTTACGGTCGTGATCATCGCCCTTTTCGACGGGAATCTTCGTATCGTGGACCTGCAGAGGCTCGGCTGGTGGTGTTTCGGGAACTTTGCGTTCCGTCCCGGGTATCGGCTCCCCGGTCTCACCGTCGCAATCGCTCACAACGCGCTCGGGGTGGTAGTCGGGCAACGTCTTGCTCCAGATCTCTACAATCCAGGTCTTTTGGCGCATGATACGCACCGTTGCGGTTGATAGTCGGAAGTCCCAGACCTCCCGCGTGTTAACGCCTATAATTTTGCTCACGAAAAAACCTCCTGAATCACGCCACGGATAATCAAATATCGACCAAACAATCAGAGTCTAACTGTTCATTTTAAAATCTCCAAACCGAATTTAATAAAATAGTTGAAATGAGTCTACCACAACATTGCAATGAGCGCCGCTTCACGCCTGGCGCTGGTCATGTGCACAGAGTCGGCCTTATTCGGTGAAGGTAGGCCTGTACGTTTTTCCATATCCTTTTTGCTTTCAACCTTCCTTTTGCTGTTCGTGTTAGATTTTACCCAAATAGGCGTTTTCAGCTCTCTCGCCAGCTTTCTGAATTCTTCTTCGTCTTCAATATCAAGGGAGAGCAAATCTTCGGCTGCCATATCCCGTTCGCCAAGAATTATAAATCTGAACGTGTTGTATAATAATTGTGCGGTTATGGCGTGCGCTTGGGCTTTGGCGTTTGAATATTGCTCACCCCATGTTTTAGAGGTTCCCGGTATTTCTTGATCTGGATCAACGACAGGGCTGCCAGCATCAAAGGGATGAATCTCTAATTTCTTGGGTTGTTTATTATGCTCCTTCTCGAACTCTGCTTTATGCTTAATGACCTCATCTTTAATGAAGACCGAAACGCCATCGCCGAAGCCGCCACACTCATCAAACGAAAAAACATCTGCATTGCCTTTGAAGGCAGTACCCATGGCCCGCTTTGTTGCTTCTCTTAGATCATCGGATATTAGCCATTCATCGATATAATTGATTATGTTGCCATCTTTGACTGTCACAGCATGAGAGTCGCGCCCTTGACCGGCAGGGTCATAGCCCACGCGCTTTTGGGGATCGTCAACCAGAGGCCAATCAGGGCGCTTGCTAGCAAACCTGGCGGCCTTAATCCACTCCAATTCAATAATCACATCTGGCCCGGCGCCCTTGGGCTTGCCTTCCCAGATATTTTCATATTCTTTCTTTGGCCTAAGCCTTAAACAATCTTGGCGCTGACGCTCCAGATTGGCTGTGAAGTATTTATTATCCCTCCAGTTGATCAGCTTGGACAGGCACATTGACGGCGGCGACTCAACAAAACGCTGGTAAGTGTCGTCTAGCTCATCATCAGGGTTAAAAATTACAATAACAATGGGATCGCCGTTGCGATACTGCTTTTGCTTTGGTCGGATCGACGGTAGCAACTTAGTCCAAGAATCCGGATTGATATTCTCAGCCTCTTCGCACAATACGATATCGACATCGGCGATAGATTTTATGTTTGTTATGTTGTTTTTCAGGCCTTTAAATATAAACTTAGAGCCGTTTCGGCCATTTATTTCTGTTTTTAATACCTGAAAGAAATGTTCAACACCCCGATTAATAATGGCCGCTTCAATTTCAGCCTTGATAGATTCCTCAATAGAGTTTTGCAGCTCGCGAGTAACTAGAATTCTAACCGGGCGCAATGTCGCCTCAACAACAATAGCATCAGTAAAGGTCCAAGTCTTAGCCGAGCCCCGGCCGCCGTATGGCACAAAATAAACAAGATCTTCCCGGAAGACAGAACGCTTTTCAAGTATGGTTTTGGCGTCAGTATAGAAGTACTCGGCATAAGCTTTTTGGGGCGTCCAGACTAAACCCGCCATTAACTATCGACACCAGCACTCACGTTATCCCAGGGCGTCAGCTCCTTATCGTCATCAACCAACTGAAACTTCGCCGCTGCCTCGTAACCCTGCATCAGATTGATTTCCTTCTTCGCCTTCTGCTTGCAGGCCATTTTTATTTTTACTACACCTTTTGCGCTTACCGAGATTTCAGATATCAAGGCCAGGTCTTCTTTACTGATATCATCCTTGTCTCTGAAATACAGCATCATGCCATGGATGGGAGTGTTTTCATCGTCGTCCATAAAGCCGACAATACCTTCACGAAAATTCATTATATTGCCAATGCTGGCCCTGGCTTCGCGAGAGAAACTTTCTAATATTTCATCCCTGGTCATGATGGCATTATTGGCTTCTTTTTCTGTTTGGGGCTTCAAAACAGATTGGATATAAGCTTTTACGGCAGGCTTTGTAATGATTTGATTGCCTGCTGCGCGACCATTTTTCGCTGGTTTCTTTTTGATCTTTTTACAGGCGGCGGTATAAAATTTCACCGCTGTTTTACCGGCAATAGACCCATTAGCACAATGCTTTTGCAACGGCGTCAGCTTTTCATAGAGTGCTTTTTGATCTTCCGTTAACTTCCTAGCCATAACCTATCAACCGTTTGCCCTTGTTTTGGATCATTCTGATAAAACCGCTTTTGCCCGCAATGTTTGCACTGGTAATAATCGGTAAAGCCATTGGCGAATTGCCACATAAACCGATGTATTGCGCACCTGAGAGTTGACGTTTTAGATTCCATAGCTTAAACCTTAGCCTAATTTAAACAATCTACCTGTTGCGCTCTCGACTGCAAGGCAATACTATTGTCTTGCGCACAAAGTCGGGTCCATTCCAAAAGGTAACGTAGGTTTTCTACGTTACCGGCCCGTTCCCTGATTCGATTCCAGCTTTCTGCCTTTGATCCCTTTTACTTTCGAAAACGCCCAGCCGGTCGCAAACATCATTCAGCATTGACCTTAGTTCCTGATCTTGTTCTGCATCTCGCATGCGCCTGAAGTGATTTAGGGATGTATTGAGTTCCAGCTGATTGAATCGCTTGTAGAGCGAATCTAAACAACGATTCAGCCAAGCGCCTTTGTGAGTGCATGCATTAAAACCATCCTTTCCCTCGACGACAACTTTTACACAGAAGCCACTATCAATAAGCCAGTCACGCTCTGATTTAGAGGGGATATCCCCGTCAAACAGAGGCCCCTTACAGTACAGGGCACGTAGAGTGTCGAGGTTATTAATACTTAAAGCGGTTTCAATGATCCTTAGATTTTCTTTACGCTCCTCTGGTGTGTCCAATTTAAAATTACCGAAAACGTCTTTATATATTGTCTTTTTAACTGGATTCGCATTCATATTTTCTCCATATATCAATTCTTTGAGCATCCGCTATTTACATTCTGGCACGCTCGTTGCTACGTGCCGGCGCCTGAGCGGGTCTGATCATCCAGTCCCGCGCAATACGCCCGTACGGCCCAATCTGGCCAGCCTTTGAACTCTTGATTGAGCCACGGAATGCCAGCGTCAAGCCGACCGCGCCAATAAAAATAAGCTTTGCCGCGATTAGTTTTCATCGGAATCATTAACCGGCGTGAAATCAACATAAAAAACCTGACCGACTTCGATTTTTCCAACAAGGCCCGGATTCATAATCACCATTTCCAGGCATGCCGATGGGGTAAATCTGGCAAAGGTATTATCTTCGTCCGAGCCGTCATCGTCATAGCCATCTGGCTTGCATACAGCCTGCATTGTGAGGATTTCGGCATTACCCCAAGCATCGACAGAGTTAACTTTCATTTTTGCGCGCATTAGCATAATTTTCTCCTATGTTGCCCATGGGGGCCGCTCATGCAGACGCGGCCATAGCAATACTAGACAGCTGATATTGCGGATTCCGTCCACCAATTTTCAACCATGCGACCGTCACCAGCCTTGTATCGGATCAAGTATTGATTCTGAGAATATGTATATTCTCCCCGACCAATTATCTCACCTTGCTCCTCGCTCTCGTTTAGTTTTACTCTGGATTCAAGATCATATTTAAAACTCATTTGCTTTTCCTCACGCCGTCTAAGGTGGCGCTGTCCTGTAAATTATTTTTGATGCGTCGAGCATGCGAAGTGAGTAAATTATAGACTTCGTAAGGCTCAAGGATCTTTTGGAGTTGCGATAGTGCAAGCTCAAATTCTGATCGAGTACCGGATTCGATGGCCGGTTTAGGGAATTGTGTCCGTTTTGGAAAGTAGTAAACGTTCATGTAAGCCATCCTAAGAGCGTTTCAGCCCTTGCCGGTTGGCAGATTAGCTGTTAGCTATTGTAAATTGTCTCTGTGCCGGTTTACGGCCTGTATTAGCTGTATTTCGGCTTCCGTCTTGCCGTTATCAATGAGATTTACCGATTTTCCGTGGTTAGCGCCCAAAATATCAACAAAATTGGACAGTTTTCGAAACCTAGTAGCCCATTTCGGTTTACCAAACTTTGCGAGCAAGTGCGAAGTCCCGTACAACAAAGTTCCCAGCGTCGATAATCCCAAATAAATTTCTATTGGCGTCATAGCTTGTCTTGCCTCGTCAAAATTAATTCAAGAAGTTTTTGCATTGAGCGATTATGTTCCTTTGTCGTTTCGGTCAAGGCGTCAGTCAATCGATCAAGTCTATCGCAGAGCCTTCCCAGCCATTCTGATTTAGACTCATCCTTGGTCTGTATTTCTTCCCTGATCAAAGCGGCCACCTCGTTAAGTTGCTCCGTGCTGACAGCGCTGCGTAATCTCTCATCAAAAATATCCATACGATTTAGATTGCGCTTTTGAAAAAACGCTATGACGCCAAACAGTGCGGTTAGTGCCAGTCCGGCCAGCCATTTCAAAACTTCATCCATCCCCAGCCCCACCCGTAAAGATTTCCCCTGGCGGAATCATAACCTATTCGGTTAAAGGTGCAAAATTGTAAATCAATTCCTGGATCATGGATTCGAAGCCTGATTTAAAATCATTATTGCATTGCTCGTTAATTGTTTTAGTGCAAATTTCTCCAAGGGTCGGTTGCTTTAAATTTGTTCGGTTTGCGTCTTCGACTTCACCGCGAATTATTTCCATCACAATGTGCATAGGGCAATTAGCGTCCAACAAAGTCATTACGGCCAGAGACTCATGTCGTGTAAATTCTACGTCGTGGGCAAGGGGTTCGCCATCCGGTCCTAGCTCGTAGCCAGCGGCCTCTAACCAGCAATTAAAAACGGCAAACGAGTCATCCCAAAAGTCTTTTTTTAGCAATTCTTCTTTTTGTAAATTTTTTAGAATATGGTTACTGGTTACTGGTTCTTGGTTACTGGTTACTGGTTTAGGTGACGATTCGTGCACGGTGTGTTCACGCTTCGTGGTATTTTTAGCACGACTCGTGCTTTTTTTACTACGCTTCGTGCCGGTTCGTGCACGACCCGCCACGCTTCGTTTCTTTTTTTCCCTGTTTGTAGCAGTGACAGAATTAGCCATGCAGACGCCTTTGTAACGCTGTAAATCTTCGAAAATATGTTGCTGGACATAGACGCCATTCACACACTTGAAGAACTTGCCTAGCACGAATTGAAGGGCCTCAATTTCGGCTTCTGTGCTCGCCCAAGTCCAGTCAATTGCCTCGTTCATGGTCGGGAATTTTTCACGGTCATAGCACGAATCAATTAGAACGTTGTAAACCCCATGCTGAAGCAAAGAGAGCTTCCCGGCCTTGCGGTTATAATCACCAATATTTTTCTTGTACCAGTGCATAAACACCCCAGCAATCTAGCTTGTGATTGATGTAGATTTGAGCAACTTTTTAGCCTCAACTTTCTCCTGTAGCAGCGAGCGTAAAACAGTCGAATAACCGGCGCCAGTTCGCAATCGCTCATTTTCTACCCACTCCATTTGTTCCGCGGTTGGCCTTGTTGGTGGGAACATTCGCTTAGCCATTATTGGTTTATTTGATTGCATTTTAACCTCTACATTAGTTACAAGTAATATTTTTAGTAGTTATAGCAAATAAAATTTAATTAACAAAACATTATTGACAATTTAATTTTTTGTTAATATATTTACGGTAACTTTATTGATGCGCACGAATGCGCTATAGCGATGAACTGACACCGGAGAGAATATGGAAGCAATAACAATTGAAGCATCGTTTGTACGCGCAGCGTCAGCCTGCAGGGCTCGATCGGATGTACGGACCTATCTTAACGGCATATTCCTTGATAGCGACGGGGCGATCGTTGGAACCAACGGCCACGTTTTATTTGTTACTAAAGGAGATCATAAGCCACCAAAAAATGGCGTAATAATCGACCTTAAGGGCAAGATACCAGCCAAAGCAACCCGTATAGACCTAATGCCTTTAAGCGATGGAGTGTACGGCTTGGCTAAGTGCTACTCTGAGAATTTGCACAAATCGGCGAACAAGCTTATTCCGTTTGAAATTATAGAGGGCAACTACGCTGACTACAAAATAGCAATGCCGGATGGGCCACCACAGGAGGCTAGTGAAATCGGTTTTAATCCTAAATACTTCTCCCTGGCTGAAAAAGTCTTTGGTGCAAATGGCTGCCGGATGACATTCAGGGGGAAAAATTCTGCTGTCGTTTTACGGCCGGCCAAAAAGGATAACTGGCCGGCGGATACACTGATGTTGATTATGCCTGTGAAGCTTTAGAATTAAATGCGAACTGAAAAATGGCCAAGGGAATACGCGGCCGAAGCGAGAGCCCTGGCCACTCATCAAGAGCGTAAGCAATACGTCGAATCGGTAGTTCCCGAAAAGTTTAGGGATATCGTCATAACATATTTGAAAATCAATTTAATGTGGGACCGGCACAATGCAAGAATCAAGCAACAAAAAGCCAAGAAAAAACCCGTTCGCAAAGTGTCGAGAGCACGCCAAGGAAGCCGTGGAAAATCGCGCTGGCATATGTAGTTGCCCTTACAGAAATTCACCATATCGGGCGGTATGGATAAAGGCTTTCAGCTTCTACTCACAACAAGACTGGATAGGATTTACATAAGCGTACATTGAATGGTAGAGGAAATAATGAGCGAAACAATATTTTATAAGAAGCGTTTAGAGGCCGATGAAAGCGGTTTAATTGTAATTACTGACCGATACATGTCAATCCATGAAACACCTTGCTTTCATTATTGTATTCCCGAGCATTTAAAACGCTGGCCTCAAATCAGCAAAAAAAAGGACGAAACTGAGCTGCAATGGGCCAGGCGTAGCAAAATTTTGAAACGCATTCATAAGGGGTCAAGCCGTATAGCGTTTCCAACAGAAGACGAAGCTTTGCAGAATTTGAAATTCTTAAAAATGCGTCAAATCACTCACCTGGAAAGACAAATTGCATTTAATAAATACTTTTTGGATGCCGGAGAACTTGAAAAAGTAGGCCGCTATTCTGTCGTTCCTGAATCCAGAGACCTTGTTCATGAGCACTTGTGCTTTGATTAATTGGCGAATAGCGTACATTTCAGGAATTTGGCATGAGCGGAAAATACCCCAGAATAGAACGAGTGAATAAGCGGCATAGGAATACTTGCGCTCGCTGTAAATGCGGAAAATTAGCCAAGTTCAAGTCAGAAATACAGCTTAACTATATGCGTGGCGATGACTTGGTTTTTTGGGCTTGTGACGCGCACAAGAAGGACTTTGAATTTTTAATGGCTGAATAGCAAAAACTGGATTACACGTGGCATTAGCAGTAGAAGTTGACGAGCTTGACCCTGAATACAATCACTTCAAGAATATTGTCGATACGGCATATAGGATTAAACATAAGCAATCAAAACAGCGCAAAACCGATGCATCTGAAAATAGTAGACAGATTGAACCTGCGCGAGCAGGAAGCTCCAAGCGCAGCCGAGAATGAAGATGAAAACTTCAAAGAACTCTGTGACGAAATCAGAGGGATGCAAGTTGAAATAAACCATCTTCGCAGTGAAAACGCGATTCTTAGGGCTGGCATGAATCATGGCAATTAAAGAAATCGAAGCGGCGCCAATCAAAAACCTGATCGCCAAGTTTTTTGATATGAACCCCGGCGGGACTCAATCGAATTCTATATTTGATACGATTAAAACTTATCCCGACGTGGGCTCAATGACGATCGCTAGTTTTAAAGCGGCCCTTAACAGAATGAAGGACAGCGAGCACGTTGCCATCGTATCAAGAAAGAATCGTCGCAACGGGGGCTATACGTACGCCCGTACCGACAAGCATTTTGAGCTGATTAAAAAACCAGGGTGGCGACTCGGTGATGAAAAACCGATATACGAAAGCGATATACTTAGCCCGTTGGCGCAAGGGCTCATGCGAAACGCTTGGTTTTAGAAATGACAGATTACAACGCATTGATCAGCATAAAATGTGCGGGAACTATTAAAACCCACATTATCGACTCTACAGATAATTATGCAACGTTGTGCGGGATGGATGGCGATGACCCCCACCCTGGCGTTGATCAACGAATTATGCCAGCAACAGGAGTGCAGGTTGATTGTCCTCAGTGTGTCGGCATATGGAAGATGGCCCACAAAATTCACCGAGAACAGATAGCGAAGATATAGATAATCTGACATTTAAGGAGCAAAGAAAATGGCGAAAAAGTACGTTGTGAAGAATGCAGATTATGATGGCTATAATCAAGCGTTTTGTGAAATCGGCGGCTGGGAAAAGGTACTTAGATGGGCGAAGGATGGCAGCCTCGAAAAAGGCGATATCATTTATGAATTAGTAGAATGTAAGCAGCCCAAGATTGTAGACATTAATGAATAATGGTGATAAGCGGACATTTGGAGGGACTATGGGATTACTAGACAAACAGACTTCAGTGGTAGTTATTAAGACCAGACCGGAATTTAACTACATGATTGCTTGGTGCGATGATAGAAACAAAAGCGTTAGTTCAAGCGTGCTGAATCTCGATTTACCTGTGTGTTTACGTGTTGCTGGCGACATAGTTGGATGGACACACAGAATGGACAGAGCGTTGGACTACATATCATTCAACAGGTTTTTAAGTGAAGAGCAGCGGGTTGACGATTCGCCTGTGTATCAAGAAACTAAAGACGACATCAACGATGCTATCAACACTGCGGTGAATATTTGCAACATGTCGGACAATGAACATATTGTGGAAATGGCACGCCATATAGCGGATAAACTTGCCCCTTTGGTAGCATTGCCATGAAAATATATTGTTGCGGCTGCGAAAAGGACGTAAGACCAAAACTTACCAATGGGCTTGACGTTTACCCGCACAGAAGCGACCTGTTCGAGCTGCCTTTCTGGAAGTGCCAGGAGTGCGGCAACTTCGTCGGCTGCCACCATAAGACGGATAAACCAACTAGACCGCTTGGCTGCATTGCTACGATTGAAATCAAGAAGGCAAGGCGATTAATTCACTCGGTATTTGATCCAATATGGCAGAGCGGGCAGATTAGCAGGCAAGGTCTTTACAGTTATTTAAGTCAGAAGACTGGGCGCAAGTATCACACGGCGGATCTTCGCAGTATGGACGAAGTGCGGCAAGTATTGGCGATTCTTGAAGATTTTAGGGGTGTAAAATAACGTACATCAAGCATAACCAACATAGGAGTTTAACAATGCGCAATGATAAAGAAGAATCAGCCGATAAAGCTGAAAAACTTATTGAGGAACTTAAAGAGATTTACCTTTCTGGCAATTGGAGGGCAGACCCTGAGAAGGTCGTGAAAGTTGATCAAATACGCGACGATATTAGTAAACTGTTGTCTGATGCAAGCCTGCCTCTTCAAACCACTCATTCATAATGGCACCTAATCAATCCGCTTATTAATCCAGCCATAAAAAAACCGTTCTTGCGTCTTGTTGTGCTCGGAAAGTTCCATAAACCTGGAGACCTGCAAGCCGTTCAGAATCTTTAGCATGATACCAATGCCTTCGCGGCCTCTTAAGGTAACAAACCGGCTCACGCGATCCAGAGTTCTTGAGCCGATAATGCCATCAACCTTGATATCGAGATAATATTTTTCTTCATTGTTGAGCGAGTTTAACGCCCGCTGCAATGAGTGACTGGCAAAGTAAACGCCACAAATGACGCCCATATCAAAAAGCTTCGCGCCAATCTTTTCACTATGAAGAGCCGCAAGATGAAATTTGGGCAACTGCCAATAGTCTGACTTAAATATAGCTTTGGCGAAAATTAAACTCAAGTCGCACATCGGCCCTTTGTATCCGTGCTTCCTGGCCTTTTTCTCAGTTATGCCGTATCTCGTTTCCCCGCCTCGATCACTTGGATCGTTGACGTAACCTTGCTCTCTGATTGAAATCAGGGCGATTATTTCTTTGTCAATATCCATAGAATTAGTTCGCCATAATGAATTTAGCGTGCGTTTTTTTAACCTGCTTAGCAAAAGCAGAATCCCATCGAATCCAGTAGTGAACTGTTCGCTCGCCAATGCCTATAATCTTAGCTGCGGCTTTTTTCTGACCTGTTTCCAGAAACGCGTCAAGGAAATCTTTTTTTAGATCTTTGATTTGTACGGGCGTAAATTGCCTAGACATAATTTTAACTCCAGTGAATGAACTATTTTCAATATATATTACAATGCAGTGTTGCGCAAGCGTAATTTATGGTTTAGTCTATGCAATGTACCGCAACGAGAGAATTAAAGATGGATGATTTTGAACTAGACGACTTTGAAGAGGAATGTAGCTATGCAGAACAATCGCTTAATATCCAAGCAAAACCAGAGAACGAAGCCAATGGCGACGAAGACAAACAGCAAGCTGGATGCGGGGACCAGATTACATCTGGAGCGCATGGAGCAGTTCGAAAGGAGAGCGAAGAAGGAAAAATGGTACTCGGTCTTCACGAGGGCATTAGTAATTATGACTATCACCGTGGCCCTGGCGTTAGCTCTACCGAACTTAAGCACGAGCTCGTTTGTCCAGAGCTTTACCACGCTTACGACACCGGCGAAGTAGTCTTCGAAGGAACAAGGCAAACGGCTATCGGTACGGCTGTCCATGCGCTGACGCTGGAGCCGTTCGACTTTGACAAGCTTATAGCCTTTATTCCTAAAAATTGCCAAGGCAACGCTAAAAATGCCAAGGAGAATAAAAAAGAATTCAAGCTTGAACATCGCGGCAAAGATTTTGTGAATATCCAAGAATACGATCACATCAAATTTATGCGTGATGCGCTTATGCGACACCCTGAAGCCGGAGAGCTGTTACGGGCTGAAAACCGGCAAAATGAAATATCCGGTTATTATTTGGATTGGGACGAAGAAACTAAGATCGGCACCCACATGTTGTGTAAATACCGGCCAGACTTGCGTTTGCCCTGGTGTCTTGGTGATGTAAAGTCAACCAATGACGCGAGTAAAGTGAAGTTTAGAAATACCATTGGGGAGTTTCGCTACGACGTTTCAGGCGTTCATTATTTGGAGGGCGAGCGAATATTGACGGCCGCCGATCATAACCGTTTTTTCTTTTTAGCGGTTGAGTCAAAAAAACCCTACCTAGTTGCAGTCTATTGGCTCGATGATATGGGCCTAAAAACTGGCCACTACGGTAGGCGTAAGGCGCTTAAAAGCATCCAGGCTTGTCGCAAAGCGCAAAAGTGGCCTGGTTATAACAACGATCTGGCCGAGGCCATCGGGCCGCCTGGATATCTTATTTATGAAATGGAGGAAGGACTTTGAAAATACTAGAATCGCAAGTGCAAAAGATGGAAATAACTGATTTGGTCGAAGATTTCAAACTGGATGCTGTTGCCGTTATCATAGAAGATTTGTCGGAAGGCGCAGGAAGGATAACTATTACTTGCTTTGGTCAAGCCTGGACGGCATACTTTGGCGCAATGGGCGGCAAGCATATATCTGAATTCTTTTGTTCTTGTGATGAAGATTATTTGGTTGATGCGCTTTCCTTTCGAGGTGAAGACAGGGAGTGCCAGCCGACTTACCTTTATCGTATCATTGCAGCCGTGCAAAAAGCGCTGAATGATACCAGGAGCCTGAACGAAGCGTTAGGCAAGGACGGCAACGGATAATGTGCGAAACGCCCAAAGCCTTCACGTCGATCACGCGCAAAGCCCGGAAGTTGCACACTTGCTGCGAGTGCCGAACTCAAATCAACCCGGGCGATCAGTATCAATACTCGTCTGGCGTCTGGGACGAGCCTGCCAGCTTCAAGCAATGCCTCTTTTGTCATATGCTAATGAGCAAAGCTATTATTTTTGATCAAGGCTACATTGTAGGCTTCGGCGGCCTGTCAGAATGGGTTTATGGCCACATGAGCATCCACTTTAAAGGCCGTGAATTTCTTAACGGTATGGCCGAAATGCTTGACGTAACGGCGGAAGAATTGAACGTACTATTAAAAATGAAACTGGAGACATTGCAATGACAAAAGAACTTTCCACCGAATCGGTTGCTAGCACGATTGAATCAACTGCGCTGACATCAAATGATCTTATTTTTGCGCCGAATTCTATGCGAGACATGGATGCCATAGCGCAATTGATGGCGCAAGGTGTTGCGACCGTACCAGAGCATCTTAGACAAAAGCCAGCTGATTGCCTAGCTATCGTCATGCAAGCAGCGGCGTGGAATATGTCGCCCTATCAGGTGGCCGCAAAGACTCACCTTGTTAGCGGCACATTGGGATATGAGGCCCAGCTAATTAATGCCGTTGTAAGCTCGTCAACGGCGATTCAAGGAAGGTTTCACTACGAGTTTAGCGAAGGCTGGGAGCGTCTCGCCGGAAAGTCAAGAATTGGCCCGGTCCAGAAAATAAACTTTAAAACAAAACAACCATATACCGTCGAACAACCTATAGCAGATTGGACGGCTGAAGATGAAGCAGGGTTGTGGGTCAAAGTTGGCGCCGTAATTGCCGGAGAACAGGATATAACGTGGGGTGAAAAGCTTTTCTTATCCGGCATCCTTGTTCGGAATAGCCCGCTATGGGTAACAAAGCCAGACCAGCAAATTAGCTACTTGGCCTTAAAATACTGGTCAAGGCTTTATACCCCAGCCGTGATCATGGGCGTTTACACACCAGAAGAGATTCAAGCATTCCCAGATCGAGAACCAGAAAAAGAAGTCAAAGGCGAACGCGTTGCCGACATGAAACCACAATCCGAGACCGAAGCCGTGCTAGATGATTTTGATGACAGCCCAGCAGCAGAAGAAGGAGAAAAAAAGCACGTCTTTGAAGATGTCGATACAATACTACAGGAAATTGCCGGGGCCGAAGAGCTGGACGATCTGGAAGCACTAAAGGACAAAGCGGGGAACGTAGAAGGCAAATATCTTGACGCCGTGCGTGAGGCTTACAACGCCAGAGGTAAAGCTATCATTCAGAGCTATGGCCCGAAAGATGTTCAAACTGAAAGTAACGACCAGGAAGAATAATTGATGCTTGCGCTTAGCTGCGCTTGTGTTATGCTTTCAGCAACATCACAAACAACAAGGAATAGACCATGAAATCATCGGCGTCAAAGAGCCTCACAAAAGCCAACAGTAAAGAACTTGCAACACCCGAAGATCGCGCCAAAGTGGTGTCGGTCCAGCTCGATACCAAGCTGATCATCTTCACTGCCAAGCCTGGGACCGCCGTTGAATTGACGGAAAAGTATGGCCATCTGAAAAATCTGCCCATTGATGACGCAAAAAGCTATGACGATTTGGTCAAAGCAATTGCCGACGTTCGCGTGAATCGCACAACAACAGCAAAGGAAAAGGCAGTACACAAGGCTCCAGCGCTGGCCTGGAATGCCGAAGCGGAAAAGAAAGCCAAGGCTATCATTGAACCATTGCAGGCGCTTGAGGACACCCTTAAGGAAGAAAAAGAACGCATTGACGCGATCAAGGCCGAAAATAAACGTCGCATTGCCGAAGCGGCTTTGAGGGCGAAGCAAAAGCAGGCCGATAATCTTAACGAGTTGCGCAATCTTTATGCTGACACTTCGGACATGAGCATTGATGATCTAAAGGACGGGTTGGCCCATTTGCAGGCGCCCGAAGAGCTGAACGAAAACGATTACGGCGACTATCTTGAGGACGCGCAGGCCGCTCTGCGTGCCGTGCGCATTCGGCTTAACTCTGCCATTGCTCAGCTCGAAAAAGCCGCCGAACTAGAACAGCAACAACTTGACGCCCAAAAGAAACTGGATGACATAGCAGCCCAAGAAAGGATCGACAAAACCGATCGCGAAGAAGCAGCCAAAAATCTCCAGGCCATTCAGGACAAAAAAGACAAGGATACCGCCGACGCCGATGCCGCCAAACAGAAAATTATTGACGACCAAGCGGCAACAATTAAAGCTATGAAAGAGGCAGCCGAGCCAAAAGATGAAAGCAATTTAAGCGGAATGAGCGACGCCGTATTTTCTAGCATTCTTGAAGGCGAAATGCCAAACGCCAAGATTCCGACATCGGGCAATATTAAAATTGCAGACACACAAGAGCCAGAAGAAAAACCAGCAGTCAATGCAAGCCTGATATTAGATGCTGCCATGATGACGCGCTTCATTCGAGAACTTAATGAAGCGGCAACAAAAGCACCAGAATTTAGCAATAAAGAATTTACCATTGCCTCTGATAGAGTTGTGGACAATCTAGTAAACGCCTGCAAATTTCTTCTTGGCACCATTAATAAAGTTATGGAGACCGGCAAATGAATAATTTAGTGTTTATAAAAGTAGAATCATCAGATTTGATTGATTGGGGCAATCCATCCGAAGGCGAAAACCAGCCGCATATTGTCCAGATTGGCGCTGTCAAGTGCGATTATGGCGGCAATGTCGCCGAAGCCTTTGAAATGATCGTCAAGCCTGAAGGTTGGGTCATTTCAGAAGGCTCGATTGTCGCCCACGGAATTTTACAGTCCGTTGCAGAACAGGTAGGCAGTCCAGAAAGGCAGGTTGTTCAGGATTTTCTAGACTTCTGCGGTGATGCCGATCGTGCCTCATTCAATCGGAACTTTGACCAGCGGCTAATCCGAATTGCTCTTAAACGATATTTCGGTGAAGCTGAACAAGACAAATGGGCGTGTAAAGACAATTACATCAATGTCGCTGCAACCGCCAAGTCTATAGTTAACGCCAAAAGCGCGAAAACCGGTAAGACAGTAAACCCGACGCTCGATCAGGCTTACAGGTATTTTATGCGTAAAGATATCGAAATAGTTCACAGCGCACTTGCCGCCGCAAGCTGCTGCATGGATGTCTATTTTCCAGTGAAAGCGAGCGCCTAGGTCGCGCTGCCCTGGCCCAGCTATGTGTTCGGGCCTTTTTTATTTGGTCGCTTTTAATGAGAAGCAGACGCCCAGTTAATTTAAACACAAGAGGAAAATAGTATGAAAATCGCGTTTGATTCAGTAGAAAACAAAGAACTTTTAGTAATCCACGTTGATTTTGAAGTGCCAGGAATTTCATGGATAAGCTCAGAGCCTGACACAATAGAGGCGCGTGAATTAAAAGCGTTGTTGCTGGAGATTAATGGTATCTATGAAGTTACTTCTCATGATTACACCATCCGAGTAAAGCGCGGTGGAGTCTTTTCATGGACAGAATTAAAGCCATTAGTCAGGGATGCTATTCTTAATTTCGCCAAAGCCGACGAGTGCGAGGAAGTGAAATCTTACTCGTAATCTGAGAAGAAGACACCCACTAAGGTGAAATTTTAAATCGACATTGGGATTTTAACTATGAACCCTTACACTCTTTATGTTGGAAGTCTTGTTTTGCTCGCTGTCGCCGTAGTGCGTCCAAAAACAAGCCCTGCGTTTGTCGCATCCATAACCTTGTATTGGGTGGCTGTGTCTGTTTTAGGAATTTCAGAGCTGATGCAAGGGTTTTCCGACTTATCATTCTTCTAGGATTTAACTATGAAAAAATCGTTCTTAAAAGACTGGGATTTATCACCGATGGCGCTAGCGTACGCCCTTCTTGGCTTTAGACCGCCAGTCCAAGGCGATAGCGGCAAGTATTGGCGGAAGCTGGAAAAGCCCACCAAGGAGCAACAGGCGGCGACGATTTCGGCTTGTGAGGTGAAGCAATACCGGAAAGCATCGAAGCGGCTGGATTGTTATTCCTACGGTATTAAGTGCCAGCCGATCAAGCATAAATATTTTCGTGAACGGTATAGCGAGCTTATGCCATTTTAGGGCTACCAATGAAATGAGTGAATACGACCAGCAAGTAACAACCGTGTCTTGGTACAAAAGACAATACCCGAAATATAAGAAATGCATCTGGGCAACCGTCAACGAACGTCAGCTTTATGGCACAAAAGGTCAAAGAATGGGTCAAATGGTCAAATTAAAGAAGTTAGGCTTTAAATCCGGCGTCAGCGATTTGACTATCTGTGTTCCACGTGGAACATACCATGGCATGTTTTTGGAAATGAAGGATGTCGGCAAAACTTGTGCTGACGTTACTGGGTCTCAACGCGATCACTTGGATATTATGCGCGAGATGGGCTACTTCACCGGCTGGGCTGCTGGCGCCGACATTGCAATTAAAATGATCAATGACTACATGGGGCTTGAATGACAATAGCAATTGAAAGCAAAGTAAAGCGCTGCAAGCTTTGCGGAAGAAAAACTAAGCATGTAAGGAATACAAAGACAACTGACCCATTGTCGTTTTTATTTCATTTAGTATTAACGATATTTACCAGCGGCTTATGGCTTTTAGTTATTATGATATGGGCATTAGGCTCTATCCGGATTGGTGGCTGGTCCTGCGAAACATGCGGGATGTAGTAATGCTGGCGCCGCCGGGTTTTTTGTGACGGCAGCGCTTTTATTAAATTGCTTAGACGTTCGAAATCTCGGCACCAATTATCAAATTAGAGTAAATCAATCTGGCGTTAGTGCCACCCAGATCAGCGCTCAATTTCGCCGTAACATTGACTGTATTAAGGCCGTTTTGCGCATCGAAGCTGCCTATGAATGTTGCACTTTGGAAAAACGAGGCGGCATCCTTTGAGCTTACAATTAGCGACGTATCAACCGGAGTCGTTGTATGGGTAGGCGTCATCAAAAATTGAAGCGTATAATCGGCGCTATTGACCGTTCCAGTATTAACAAAATGACAACTGAATATGCAAATCAACCGTGACCCTGAAACGATCGGACTACCGCTTACACCCACGCTGCCCACATTTTGAAAGCTTGTTGTAAGGTCAGTATTGAACTTTTCATCGAAATCACTTATGGGCCGATATCCCGTTGCCAGGCGCATATTCGCGGACGGAAAAGCGCCAGTGCCGGAGAAAGGCAAAGCCGACTCGATCGGTGAAAATGTTAGCCCACCATCGCTATACAATTGCAAAGCATCGGTAACCGTCCCACCTGGCGGCCACGCAATGACCGGGCCTTTGTAAATCTGGCCGTCAGCTATGGCCTTCGATGGGCTTGGCACCTGACGCCCATTGGAGAATGTAGCAATGAAACTAGAATCGCCCTCCATCCATTCATTAAGTGCCTTAATATTGACGATAACGTCGTCGACGTCGGATTGTGATAAAGCCATAATAAAGCCCTCTTATGGTTCCGCCGTTGGCGTTGTGGTATCCGGATCGTATACGGCCGGGTCATAGTTTACTAATTTTAGTGCTACGTAGCCGTCATTCTGCGGCGCGATTTCTTGTACCAGGTAATCGTCTCGTGTGTGGTCGGTATCCTGCGCAAAGCTGTAAATCGCACCAATTTGGTATATCCCGTCACTGTCTTCAAAGCCCCTGGTTCGTATTGTAAAGGGTGCGGCTAGAACCAACTGAAAACCGTTAACGCCGTCGCCTCGCGCTATGCAATCAAGCGGATCGCTCACACTACCGTCGACGTCGCGAATAATTACGGTAGCAGTTGGAAATGCGATGGCGAAGTCAATCGGGTCCTTAGTTTCGGCCTTTTTGGTCGCGGCATCATATGACAATATTTCGCCATCCTGAGTTGCTAGCGTTGTGCTGTCAACGTTGCCGACGCGATCATTGGGAGAGACTAGCATACCATCCCTTAAAACCGTTGTACTAACGACCGTGCGCCGCCGTATAATCTTTTCAAACTCCACAGCCGCCATATTCCAGGCCTGTTCATAATTCTTGACGCCAGCGGCATTGATGCGACTCGGATTAACCGGGCTTCCACCCTCGGGAAATAGAATAGTTTCACTTTCGCCTGATTCTTCGCCCGTCCAATCCAAAGTCACGCCATCAAAATCACCGGGAATAAACCGCTTAGTTGATTTAGTTTCGCTATCGGCCTTTTTCACACGGCGCATAAACGTGGTAGTTCGTATCAGGTTTACCTGATCACGACCGAATTTTATTAGATTTCCCTCTTGATATTTAAACATTCGGCAGGCTCTTAGCGCAGTTTCAAGCTCGTCATTGACAGACGTTGACCGATTAGAAAAGCTATAACAAAACCGGCCTAACTTATCGCCATAAATAACGTCAACATCAAGCGCATCCTGAATATCGTACAGGCTTACCAGGTCAATCTCAGACAGCGGCTTGTTGCCTGAAAAAGTATTTGTCAGCATTTCGACAGCGGCGTCAGCTACCCTAGCTGTTGGAGCGTAAATATCATATTTGTCGCCGTTTTCAAACTGGTTATCAGTGCCACCTTTCAATGAAGCGACAGTGATGGTTGTCGCCGTGTTAGATACAACAACGCCCTGACTACCGTCAGGCGTGTTGTGAATGATCTCGTCGACAAATTCATTCACAGTGAACGACGCTGTTGAATCCTCCATTACTGTCGCGCTAGTGGCCGCATCATGGGTGCCTGTGGCGACTTCACCTGACATTGTGTCGTTAACGCTATCGTAAGTCGGTAGCTTCCTGGTTGCGATCGCATTAAATATGCGTTCTTGAATCTTAACGGCTTGCTCTGTGGCCTTGGTGATTACCTGCCACGTCGTCACGTCGCCAAAATCAGAAACGGAAACATCTGAGACGCTCGCTAATCGAGTCCAAATAGTTTTGTCGCCAATAGTGGCGTCATTGTCTGTGTTTGAGTCTGTAACGCGCTTGATACTTATTTCGTAAAATCCGCCAGGGTTGTCAGGTATAATTTTTAAAGTAAAAAATCTTGGATCTCTGTTATTGTCAGCCAAGGTTATACTTGATTCTTTTGGTGATCCAGTCGGGGCGCCGCCGCTTGTTAATTCTTGCACTACAAAGGTGAATTTTATAGGCAACACAGCGGCAACACTAAACAAGCCACGCGGGGCTTGAATGTCAACCCATATCTGTTCCGGGTTTCCTGGTACATTAAACGGCCCTGTCGTGTTATCTAAAAATACATTTGACGTCTCCATTCTGTGAGCGTATTCGGCAGTGCCGAACGTAGAAAATGGCGAGTTACTTAAATTTATCGTACGCTCTAAAACGCCGCTGCCAAGGTCGACTGTTGATAATGATTCAAAAGTGCCGAAACTAATGCCATGCGGATTATCAACTGTAATGTTGCTTGTATCGTTGACTTGCGTGGTAAATGTTGATGGCGAGCCTGTTGCTAGGTCGATGCATATAATTTCATTAGGCGACACGTTTACTGCCACATAATCCCCAAGATTATTCCCGCTCGTCGTGCTAGTTATATCTAAAAAGTCGCCCGCTATCATAAAATCAAAAACACCGCCCGTGCCGGTTATGGTGTCGCCAGAATAAGACAAGGAAGCGGAGGAAATTGTGCCGGTGTTTGAATCGTTAACCTCAAAAATATCGCCATTTATTAAATATGAATCCCCATTTTCCCATTGGTTGTCAGAACCTCCAGTAAGGGCCGCGACTATTATTTCAGTGGCCGAATTGGAAGTAACGACGCCACTGCTTGAATCAGTTGTATTAAAGATAGTTTTGCCAACATATAAATCAATTTCAAAATCTTCGCCCGAGTCAGTCATCACCGTGGCATTCGTTCCCGCATCATGTGTACCACTTATAGTGCCGGTCATTTCTTCAAAAACAGCCATTTGGCTATCAGTGCTTTTTATTACCGACGCCGACGGAATGCTAGCTAGAACTCTTGCCAACTCAATCTTTTCTATGTTGGGGCCAAATAAATCCTGTCCGTTTACTTCATTTGACTCTGTTACGTCCAGTAATTCGCCTGGGGCTGTGAATGGCTCGAATACTTCGTTAATGGTTCCTGCGATGCCGCTCAATAAGGTGTCACCTGTTTTTTTGTCCTCAACAAGAAACTCTCCTCGGCCGATGCACATATATTCAAATTGAGTTTTTACGTGATTGATAAACTCAAAGTAAGGCTTCAATATCAGGTCAGGATAAACTAAGTTTTTTCCAAAAATATCCGGTATTCTTTGCAGCGGCCTAACGATATTCGTTTGACCGGATAAGGAGTTATTTGGCGATTCTGTCGCCTGCCTGTTCTCTGGCGCGATTGGCGTTGGCACCAACTGAACAGATGGTATATCAATTATAGCGATGGTCACGGCGGCAATAATCAGCGTCGCAATAAAAAACCCGCCGCCTTGCGGTCGATGAACAATTATGACATTTTCATGCGCCGAAATCGGATAACCGTCCTCAACGATGGTTGATAAATCCAGCTCGCATTCAGGCGCGACCCTGTCTATGAAAACCATCGTTGGCACTTCAAAGCCATCTGGCCCGTAATTCGCCAAAATCCAATCGCGTAGCAGTGTCCCGTCCGAAACGGGAATCGCCTCCTTTTTCGCGGCGCCAGCCGGGTCAAATAGGATTGTGATCATAGCGATAATACTCTAGCTTCATAAATGCCCGGTTTAATATTCTGACCGGATGAATTTGCGACACCGTGGCACTGTCAGGTTTCGACGGCTCGGGCGAGTGTAGCACCATGCCGTCGCCAATAAATACACCCATATGGCTAGGCAAGCCGCTGGCCTTATTGTACATCATGCACATGTCGCCGGGCTGCGGTAGCGATGGCGGGCGCCAATAGTCCTTGGCTAATTCTTCGGTAATAATGGCCGTCAGTACGTCGCCACTGGCCTTAGAGCCGTTGTATTCTTTGATATCCACACCATACACTTCGCGCATGACGAGCACCGTCAGCCCCCAGCAATCAGCGCCGGCGCAATCGTTGCCGCCCCGCACCCACGGGATACCGACGAAATCGTTAAAGGTCGCGGAGCGTCGGGAATCTTGACAGTGTGTATAATTCTCCACTTGGTTTAATTGCAAGGTCGATATCCTCCGCAGTAATTAAGTTTTTGTTATAGCCTTCAAGATTAACGTTACTCACTGACAAATTGCGCACAAAAACCGGCTCATTCAAATCGCTAGAATAGAACTTTCGATAAATACACTCGATCGGTTCGAATACGTTGGTCGGTTGTATTTTGTTTAGCTCGGTTTGCAGCTCATCATTGGTAGCGCCGATACTGACCTGTAATATTTGCACGGCCTCTTGATTCTCGGCCGGATCGGTTATCTCCATAGCTAAGGCCGTAAATAACACCGCCGTGCTGGCATCGCGCGGCGCCGTGCTTTCGAGCGTAAAAGTCTGATCAACAAAGTCGAGCACAAAACGCAAAGGCCCGGAAAAATCCGAATGAAAAAATTCCAGCGTTTTAAATTCGATCGCCTCGGCCGGTTTGCTGGCTAAAAATATGTTGAAATCATCTTGAACCGTCAAAATTTACCTCGTTGTACCGTAGTTAGCAGCCGTCGGCAGCGTGTCCGTTAGGTCCGATAATCTAAGCAATTGGCGGAATTTTTGCCGGTCTTGGAATATGAGATTCAGTAAAAATAGATCGTCGAATTCAGCTTCGGTGTTGAATTGCTTCGCCAGCGCCCGCAATTGCGCGGTTACTACAATATAGCGATCATTCAATCTATGCGAATACCCGCTTACAAAATTACATTCATGAATTTTGACGCCAGAGCCGACCGGCAAATTAATATCAAATAACCCAACGCCCTTATCGAGCACGAATTCAAACCAGCCTTCGAAGGCTTCAAACTCCAATTCATCATAAACAAACGTGACATCGAAGAGCGCAGGCGGATTGCTGGACATCTTTTGCAGCGAAGTCGGGCCTATTTCCGAATCGTTCGAAATATAGGGCGTTTGCTCTTTCGTCGACAATGAAGCTAATTCAACGCCGGACATTTGTAATGGGTATTCTAACGATGCCATTATTTACGCCTCCGTCCTAAATAGCCGAATTGTTGACTTGGACAATAATATTTGGGCTCGAAATATCACTTTCCGTTGCTCCTGCAACCATCAAAAGAAAATCAGTGTTTTGTTCTGCCGGATTGACTTCGAATATTTGAGTCCCTGTAATTGTTGGCATTGGTATTCCCAGCGTGCTAAATAGTAGCCGTCCAGTATCAAGATTGAACAAAAAGAAATCATATAAACCCGTCGTCAGCGCCGCTGTATCCCACACTCTATAGCTTAGTTTTCTACCGCTAAGGCTCATTGTTCCAGCAAAGGTCAATCCTGCTATTCCACTGATTGTCAACTGAATATGAGTTAAGTTTCCGACGGGATAATTGCCCTCAACGAAATCATAGGGCGGGGGCGGCGCTGTCGGTGGTGGCTCTCCCGTCCCGTAGATTATATCTTCCAGTGCGTCGGGTATCGCGTTGCGAGCGCCAAAGCGATCGCCGATATAACCGACGAATGTTATTAAGTTGGCCAGTCGCAGCAATTGACGCCATTTTTGACGGCCAGCGAAAACACCTGTTAAATTAATCAGAGATTGCGCATATCCGGCCGGGTCGGTGTCGTCGTTAAACTGTTTTGAATCGGCGAGCAGCAAGGCCGTGACAATCATATAACGCCCCTGGCGCCTTTCTGTGTACCCGTCGTCAAATATACATAAATGGGTTTTAGGACCAGAGCCGACCGGCAGCAAAATGGTAAACGGATCTACGCCCTGATTTAGCGTGTAGTTGTACCAGCCTTCGAAAACCTGATAATCGAACTCATCAAGAAGCCACGTAACGTTAAAAGCCGTCACCACGGCGTTCGTCAATTTACGGAATGCCACAGGGCCGACAGCGCCATTGTTCGACCTATAAGCCACGTCTTCATGAACACTAAACGGAGTCAATGCTGTGCCTGGCAATTCCTCCGGGTATGTTCTAACAGCCATTAGCCTATATTCCTAGTTTGTCTACTGCTGTTTTGCAGTGCCTTAAACGTATCGCCTCGGCCGGAACTTAAACTATTATTGACCTCCCTGACTGCTTCCTGGCCGGCCTTTCGCGCGATCAATACGACCTCGTCGCGGCTAACTGATTGCACCTCGACGTCAACGCCAGGCATGCTATTGATATTGATAACTGGCATGCCGCCAGATCCGCCACCGTTAGCCATTGAAAATAACTTTGATTGCTGGTCTTTGTTTAAGACCATCTCGCCAGAATTAAGTCTCGCGGGTATGTTGTCACCAGTAAAGCTGCTACCTCCAACAATCCCACCATGCTCAAACGCCTGACCTATTCCAACCCCAGCAGCTATACCGGCCGACGCATGGCCTATGAGCCTAATCCCTTGTGAAGAGGCTAGAAACCCACCTAAGCCGCCAATGGTTGAATCCCTTGCGCCTGCCGCTATCGCTGCGGCTTCGGTATTAACGATAATGTTGGCAACCTGGATGGCCTGATTGGCTAAAAACAGCGCTTTGCCGGCCGCTGTATTCTTCTTGCCGGACGCCTCAAGAACTGACGTTAAAGCATCCCCCAAAGTTTGAGCGCTGCTAATGGCTGTTTTCTGTTCGCTTAAAGCAAGCTCTCTAATTTGCCGGTTTCTCAGATTTGCACTTTTTTGCAAAAGTTCGAATCTTTTATCTTCAGTGATTTTAGTGATAGCAAGGATTTTATTTTCACGGTCAATTAAGGCATTCTCAATCGCTTGCGTTTCATCGCCCATAGCGGCGAGAAGTTTTTCCTGTTCCGTGATAACGGTTGCCTGGCCTCCGCCTCGCCCTCTGACCACATTTGGTCCGCGGTCAAGGCTCTCTAACGTGCCGGTGTTCTTTTCAAGCGCTCTGGCGGCCCGGCGCTTTTCCAGCTCGGCGACAAGCCCAGTCGTCACATTCTTGAAAACGTCAAGCTCTGCCTTTTCTCTTGTTTTTAGATCTTCCAACCTTTTATCTTGCTGAGTGGTCTCCAGGCCAAACAGATTTTTAAAGCCTTTTTCTATTGTGGCTTGAAGGGTCTGAACGCCAAATCTTAGCTTTGTTGTAGACGTTGATATAAGACCAAACAGTTGAATGAATCCCGTCCTTATGTGAATTAAGGCATCAGTCCAGTCGGTAGAGGTAATTCGTGCAATATTCTCGATACTGCTGGCGATCTGTCGGGTTGTACCAAGAATGTCGTCGGCTTCGGTAAGCGCGACAGCGAAATTATTGGCGAGCGTAGCCGTTGCCCGCTCTATAGTGACAGGGAGTTTGGCAAATTTCGCATCAATGGTTTCAGTTTGCTGTAAGATGGCATTGAAGAACTGCTCAGACGTGACCTGCCCATCAGTCACCGCCTTTTTAAATGATCCTGGAATAAGATTGAGGCTGCGCTCGACAGCTCTAGCCACCTCTGGCAACTGTTCGTTAATTGAATTTATTTCTTGCGCTGCCGCTTCGAAATTATTGGCAATAGCCTGGCCAATCTGTATCGATGTTGACGTTATTTCCTGGCCAGTCGCGCCACTAACGATACCCAGCTTTTGAATGTTTGCGGTGAACTGAATAACTTGATCGTTTGAGGCGCCAACAATGTCTTTTACCAGGGCAAAACGCTGAAAGGCTTGGGCGACACCTTCAACCCTTATCCCTACCTCGTTGGCCAGAGCAACAAGGTCTTTGAATAATTTATTTGATTCCTTCTGGCTTTTGGTTAGCGTATCAATGCGGCCTTTAAGGCGCGTCATATTGTCGGCAATCATTAATATTCGACGAGCGGATTCAAGGCTAATCGCCGCCGTTATGGCGCTCTGCAAAACACCAAAACTTTTAGTGACTTTTTTATTGGTGGTGATTATTTCTTTTTGAGCGGTTTTTAGCTTCGACGTTTCAGCGCCAAATTCATAAAAAAGCGAGCCTAATTTTAACGCCATCAGGTAGCCTCCAGCGACTCATAGAGCCGATCAAGGTCATCGAAAGTCATCTGATCCGGGTCGTCGCCCTCTTCAGTCAAACCTAATTTAAGGCAATAAGCGGCATGTAAAGCTTGGAACTCGCGCATACAAAGATCCCAGAAATCGCGGCTATGTACACCCATAATAATGCATGATTTTTGAAATTCTTCCAACGGGAAAACAGTAACCCGCTTATCATCGACCCGATTGTTTGATTTTGATCTATTCGCTTTTTTTTTATTGTGCCTATCATGGCGTAACTGAGCATGTGCTGAGCTAAAATAGAGCATTCTTGCAGGCCGTGTTTTGTTATAAAGCCCTCGATTATTTCACGCTTGGCGTCGCTGGATAAGCTATCGGCGTCGCAATCTGCCTCGCTAACAAATGACGTGACCAGGACGTTACGTATTGATTCAGGGTCGTTTTCATAGACCTTTTCAGCAATCGCTATTGGATCAGTTTGGACAAGCTCTTTTAAGCTTACAAGAAAACCGAAGTCGCTCTTGAAGACGAAAAGAACGCCATCGCTATCAACCTCCTCATAGCCTAATTCTTTACTGCGCGACATATAACACCGCAATTGTTAGGTCAGCTTCGTCATCATAAGTCATCGTCACAATGCCAGCCTTATCGGTGTGTGTCGCGGGCACCGCAAAAAATCGGTTCCCGTTGGCTGGAATATTAATAACTATTGCACTTGTGGTAAAAGCGCCCCCTTTTCGATCAGTTACCGAAGCATCGACGACGGCTATAGTCAACACTCTGGCTGTGGAGCCATTGCCGTTTTTCACATGAACAAAAGCGCCGGGGAAGCCCGCAAACGTATCACCGCCAGCGCTAGCTGCAGCGTATGTTTTTGCGACGTTGGACTTATCGACTTTTTGCGAGGTAAGTAAAGTCATTAAAACCTCCGTTTAAATTACAGTCGAACCACAAAAGTGGCTAGGGTTAATAAGGTTTCATCATCATAAGTCATCGACACAACGCCGCCCGCGGACTGATACGCAGGAGGAACAGAAAATAGTTCATCTCCACCCGCAGGCACAGTTATCACGATGTTAGGTAAGGCTATCTCTCCAGCCAGCGGGTTTTTAACAGGGTTTTCGACCGGTGTAATAGTGATCGTCCTAGTCGCGGCGTCAGAATTAAAAGCCGAGATAAAAACACCGTCAAAGTTTTTAAGCGTATCGCCGCCAACGCTGGCGGCCACGTAAGACGACGTGAAATCAGTGTCGCTCGCGGTAATTTCTAACAGGTCTAAAAGGGCCATAATAAATTACCTTCGCTTATGTATAGGTTATCTGACCTTCATTCTGGAATGATGCGGAAAAGTTAACCAAATCATTGACATCTGCGTTTTTGCTAAAATTTGAAATAATAAAATTACCGGCCCACGACTCTTCTGAGTCCCTAAATCTTAAGTTTGCAACGGGATCGCTGCTTTGGGCGATAGCGGAAAATATCTTATAAGCGATATGACTGGCATCGAATCTTGTGTCCACAACGCCACTGCCCTCTATTGTGAGGGTGCCAAAGCCAGTGAAGGCGGCCTCTGTTTCATTCGAAGCGTCCGGCGTGCTGGAGCTGGTAACGTCACTAACAGGGTTGTCTCTGGTGATCGACTTGGCATTAATGCCGCCTATTTTTTTAAACTCGCCGTTATCGAAGATTTCCAGCAGCAAGTCTCGACCTTTGATAGTGTTCGCCATTTTGTAATCCTCGCTTATTCAGGGTTTCTAAACGTAAAGTAATTCATGGTAAAAATAAACCTTTCGTTTTCGTCTTTACCGAGCGGAGCCAAGTTGCCTATTGGCTCAAACCCAAGATAATCAACGCCGTTTATGGTCAACAAATCTGGCTGATTAATCAAAAAAATGTGAACCGCTCTGGCTCTGTCGTAAACATCTTTTGGCGATTCTCTTTTATCGCCCCTGGTTAAAATCTGGAATCCTGGTTGTTCAAATTCCAGTCTTAGGTTCGAATCAAAACCGGATGTGTCCATAACCAGTATTTGCTTGTTAATCTGCTGACTTGAATTTGTACCCCACGTCATGGCAAACAAGTCAGTGCCGAGCGACCCAAAACCGTTATCATTGAGCAAAGTTGCAATATCAACCGATGGCGCATTGCTCACCTTCTAGCCCGCTTGATGACAATAGCCAGAATAGTTCGCGTGTTTCGCACAACGGCATTTTCCAAAAACTTTGGTCCGGTTCCCGGCTTAGTAAAATTGTTTTCTGCTGGCATCTCATGGACAAAAGGTGCGTAGCTCTGAGTATAACCAACTCTGGCCAGAAGCATGCCGCCAACACGGCCAACAGAGGCAAAGGCCGAATTAACCAAAGGACCAAATTCAACGGGCGTAGCTTCTTGACTTTCACCTTTGACAAATAAAGCAGCGGCCCCTAGACCTTTAGTGATATCGCCTTCAATTTTGGCTATTTCTTTGCCGAGATTTTTCATAATCTCGCGCTCGCCAGTCACTTTAAGCTTGCTAGCCATTTACGAAAACCACACTTTTTTCAGATTGCTATCGCTTATCGGTATTTCGGTTAAAGCCCTCACATCATTGGCAGCATCGACTGGCTCAAGGGCCACGGATACACCAAAAAATACCTGGGAGTTAATCGCCAGGGTCGCGCCTTCGCTGTAACAAACTGCCGTTGACATCAATTGATCACCATTTTGATCTGTAAACTTTTCCTGCCTTATCGCTATCCTGGCGTCAAACGTTACGGGCGCGCTGAAAGTAATCCCGCCAAAGCCATCATTTGATACCTCATTCCAGACCGTTATTTTGTCTGGTAAATCAAACATAGAAGCATGCAAAAAAAACCACGCCAGCGGCGCAGAGCAACAAAGGCACAATAACAAAATAAATGGCAGCGGTTTCACAAAAGCCGCCGAAATTGTCTTTATAAGCTTCCATTAGCACGCCCTCCAGCAAAAAACACAACTGCATTTCTCATGTCAGCTTCCTGCAAGCATCCTTTCGTCAAGCTATTGGCTACTGTTCCGTAGTGGGTCGCCAAAATACCATCACCTCTAGCCACGCCGGTTGCCCATTCAACATCATAATTTTCAAACTTTTCACGCTTCTTAAGGCTTGTGCCGTCGCTCTGGCCAACCTTTGAAATGGATAGCAAGTGAGCCGTAAGCCAGCACTCAGCAAGCGTTAGCTGTTCCTCGGTTACCCCGGCAGCTGTGGCGCAATCTGCAACACCGTCAATGATCAACGATGCCGATTGAATGAATGCGTCAATAACGCCAAGGTCAAGCGTCGAGCCGCTTATAACCTTAACTGTCGGCGCATCAGTGCGAGGCGTACAGATTGACATTTATCGGCCTTTGCTTGCCTTGGCTGGCGTTACTTCAACCTCTTCAGGCTCTTTTTTGGGATGCAATGGAGCAAGCATATGCTCACATATTGCAATGTTTGCCGCTGACAGCTCGACAGTGTCGCCGGGCTGAACTTTACGACGGTTAGAGCCTCCGCCAATAGTCATATTGCCCTTTGCAAATTTGCGCTTTACCAATTCCATACCTTTCACCTTTACGTTGGTTTAAACTAAAACGCCGCGCTCATATGAGGCGGCGCTTTACTACGGTTTTGCTTTTATGCTGTCAGCTTACGCCTTGGTTGCGAAACTCACACCAGATCGGCCGTTGCGATCTTGGCGAACCTGCAAAGTTGACGCCGAGAATACGGTGAATCGCGTATCTTCAAAGCGTTCTTTACGCTGCCAAGGTGCAATTGTCACTTCAGTTGACCGGGGGATGCGAATAGACGTTGGCGTCATCTCAACAAGCAAAACTGATCCGTCGGCTAGA